CTTTAACGAATGTAAGTTCAGTAATTTCTGCATCTCCTTTACGTTCTAACTCTTTAACAATGGCATTAATTGTCCCATCGTTTACAAGTTCATTCTGTATCTGACTAATGCTTTTTGCCATTCTTTACGCTTTGCTCCTTATCAAGTTCTGCCTTTGCTTTAATGTAGGATAAATCATTTAAGAAATTGATGGTTGATAATTTAAAGGATTGCTCAAGTGTAATTTTTTCATGCTCTGCAACCAACTTGCATTGGTAAATCCATCCATACTGTCGCATAAAACTTGAAGTATCATCTCTGTTTGCCCCTCTGTCATCTTCATCTTCTTCGTGTCCTTTTTCAAATAATCCTGAGAAACTTTTATCCAAGTTCTGAATACAAGATAAAAAAAAACCACGCTACCCATTACATCAACAATAGAAGCAGTTAGTAAGTCATCTGCATACTCATCATGTTTATTTGCTTGGTACTTGTTATCCTTCCATCCAAATATGGTAAACCTTTGAGGTATGACCATTGAGGCAGCAATCTTGTGTATGTTACCTGCAAAGTCACCTGAGAAGTATTTAGTCTCAATGTACCTTGCTGCTTCAATGTCCTTAATATTGTAATTGCATCGGTATCTCTTGCCCTTTACCTTTATGAAGTCAACCTTGTTAACTGGTACATCAGTTTTTAAAAACTCAATCTTTTTAGCAAGTTTGATTGTCTTGTTTAAAGGTAGGTTCATCACTTCGGTTTCTGTCTTGCCTGTGATTATAGAGATAACCTTTATTGATACTGCTTCTAAGTCCTCAGATTCAGATTGAGTAAATAGTTGCATCAATTGTTGCCATTGGAAGACTGTTACGTTGGACCAATTCATAATGTTAAATAGTTTAAATGTGGTTTAGTGTATAAGGTAATCTTAATCTACTCCCGAACAAGGTTATGAGGGAAGTTGGTCAGAACAGAAGTTGCCCCCTACCCCCAATAGGAAACAACTACTGACCATCTACTCCGTCACATAGGTAATCGGGTTAGTCGGCTGAAAAGGGAAAAAGTTACATCCTTCTTTTCATTTAACAGATTTAAACTCCTTGAATTCAGAACTTTGAGAGGTAGGCGACTACTTGCAGGTCATCCAAAGTTAGGTAAAAAAAAGAACCCACACTGGTAGAGCAGGTGGGTCTAATTGATGCAGGTTTGCATGAATCAAACCCGAAACATACTCTACTATCTTTCGGATTGACTTAGCAAAAATACTAAATATTTTAGATAACTAACTTTTTTAGGAAACTTTTTTTAAGATGCAAGATATTGCTCATAAAGTTTTTGAGCAACTGCTCTACCGCCTTGAGTTGTTTTAGGCAAGTAGTACTTTGTAGGTGCAATTTTCTCAATTAACCTCATTACTTCTAACTTGGTCATCTTGCTGATTTCTTTAGTTAATGCGATTTTAGTGTTCATGTTTTGTGATTTGTTTGGTAAAAATACAAATTAAATCAATACTGCAAAACTTTTTCTTATTTATTTTAAAAAATAAATTAAAAAAGGGAGGCGAACCTCCCTGATTGATTTAATCTACTTTTGAGCAAATTACTTCTGCAATATTCCCTCTGCCAACAGTTATTATCTTATACTTTCCGCTAACGCTTTGACCATCAAAGTCAATGCAATCATTGTAGTTTTCGCTGATTACCAAGTAGTTGCCTACTTTTTTTGCGTGTGCGTATGCTTGGCACTTGTAACCATTTACATTGGTGTAGCATTTAACTCCGTATCTTACTATCCTGCTTTGTGAATCCTTCTGTAAAATTTTCATTGTGTTTGGTTTAATTGTGATTTGTTACACAAAGATAAACAATAAATCAATACTGCAAAACTTTTTCTCAATTATTTTAAAAAATAATTTATTTAGGCAAAACTATACCTTCCACTCCCGACATTCTTTTGGAGGTGCTGCCAAGCAAGGGAAAGAGATACCACGCAGTCATCGTGGAATCCTTGAGGTGCGGAGTACTTTACCCCAAAGGAGGTGTACTGATACTCAAAGATTTCAAGTTCATCTACGATAGGACCGCTTGGAAAGGTTATTTTCCTTTGATGAATAGCGGAGGCAAGACCCTCCATAAGCATTTGCTTACTTGTACTGCTAAACTTGTACCCTTGAACATCAAGACCCTCCCTTTGCATATCCTCAAAGATTGGGTCGCCTACCCCCGTAGAATCCATCAGGATAGGTGCTTTAGGTAGATTGACAATATACTCCTTTGTTTGCCTCCAATCCCTTTGGAAGCGTTCGTAATGACATACAGAACCATTCTTGTCAAGTCCTATTACCACAGTCCAGTCTACCGCTTTGGCAAGGTCAATCCCGTAACAGGCAACTTGATTGGTAGACATCGGGAAGATGCATTGGCGAATGTAAGCAGACCCGAAAGGATTGGCAGCATTCTCAGCAGGGTTTGCCATATACTCTTGCTCAAAGACCACCTCAGGCAGTTGCATCCTTGCACTATCAACCTCACTCTTGTCTATGTAAGGATTGTCATAGGTGCTAAACTTAAACGATTGCCAATCTTCCTCCCCTCCGTTACCTTTCATAAACAATGAGTAAAAGTAGTTCTTCCCCTTTGGAGTTGAGAGGAACAATGCCTTGCCCTTGTAATCTGTTAAGGTAGGTCTGATGCTATTTAACCAACCGCCCTCAAGGTCAGGGATAAAAGATGCCTCATCAATGATGCAAAGGTGAAACTTCAATCCTCGGAGATTATCTAACCTTTCACCCGTGAAGAATCGGATTGTGCCACCAGTGATGAAGGTAATGACCAAGTCTGCCTCATTCTTTTTGTAGATTTCATTGGGTAGCATATCCAACAACTCCTGAAAGAATATCTTACCAAGTTGGTAGGTTGGTGTAATGTATGCCACCCTCTTGCCCTCAATGCCACTCTCTAAGGCGATTGTCTGACTGATTAAGGACTTGCCAAACCTTCTACCTGCCATCATCACGATAAACCTTTTATCGCAGTCTATGACCTTCCTTTGGGCATCGTGTGGATTGTAAAGTTTTACGTTAGCGGTCACGAGTAATCTTTATCTCACTTACCTCATGCTTGTTCTCAGTCTTCTCAACCAAGTTGTTCAATCTTTGCGTAATTGAAGGATTATAGATACCTGCCATGCCTCCCTTTATTTGGTCATCCCTGATTATTCGCCTTATATTAGAGCAGATGGTACGAAAATCCTCGTATGCTCCCTCCAAATTGGCAAAATACTTACCCAAATCCGATATAATCCCTTGCTTAAAGCAGTATATCTCAAACCCTTCAAGGGTATATGGAACTTCTTTTTCCCTTACTACTGGTTTCGCCATACCTCCGACCCAATCCTTAACCTTGATTGGATTTGCTTTGGTATGTTCGCAATACTCTTGAAAGAGTTGATACATCACCTCGGGTGATTCTATTGCTTTAGGTCTTCCTTTACCTTTCTTCTTTTCCATTACTTTAGTTTTGTAAGTACCCTATTATGCACCAAGTTAAGTTCATGCTTCCATTGTTCTGTCTGTCCTTCCCTTGGGAGGAACTGGTCTACTGCGTTTGATACAGATTGAATCCCTGCGAAGTAACCAAATGGCATCGGGATTGCATTATTGCAGTCATCAATTACAAGTGTTCCCCCTACCTTTAGGATTGGCAAGTAGTTTTTGAGGTCTGCCATTACTACCTCATAAGTATGTCCTCCATCTATGTATAGGACATCAGGAGGATTCTGTGAGGCAAGATGCACTGCATTTGGATTGGTTGAATCTAAACGAATAAGTTCATAATCTTCAGATATTTTAAACGTGCTATGCAGTTTTATGATGTCTGCTTCATAGTCCGATTCCCAATGCCCATCGGATGTGTCAAGAGGTGTGATTCCGATTCGCCTAACCTTTTTGCCGTGTCTATCCGCTAATATCCGTATCAATCCGAGAATCTGACCTCTAAAGACCCCAATCTCCATAAAGGTAAACTCTTTAGGCATTCTTGCGACAATATCATTCCACATCCAAATAAAACATCTTTCACCGAATCCGAAAGCGTTTGCTTCAATCCAGTCCCGATACTCTTTAAGTTCTTGGTCCGCATTAACCTTGTCGGTATATTCCTTTACAATCCATTCCATCATAATAAGTAAAATTTGCTCATGTCAGTCTTGCCATTCCCGTGAATGAACATAGGGAAGGTATGGGTCTTATTGTTATATAACCTATTGTAAGTTAGTGTAAAGTCACCTTCCACCTCAAACGCAACAGATTGAAAGATATTGCAGTAATCAAGTCCTATCTTGTCAGGCATTGCAAGGAAGCGTTCTGTGTACCATCTTTGGTCATCATCCTCAAATCTCGGAGGATTACTATTGTAAACACTAATGAAGTGTTCCTTATTGCCGTATATCTGCCCACTGTTTAGAAACTTCCACTCGTGATTAACCACTGGAAACATTCCCATCTTATGCGTATCAGGATAGCACCCTTTCTCAGATGATACTATCATAGGTAAGTCCTTCTTTTTAAACTTAAACTCATGGGGACTTGCTATACAATAATTATCATAGGCATCAAGGTAAATGAAGTCATCTATATCGGTTGAGCATAGATACTCATAAAGTCCGATTATCTTTGTGCCAAACCCTTTCCACTCCCTTACGATTGGATGATAGGACCATCCGTGTTGCTTTAAGGATTCCTCAAACTTTAACCAACCTGCGTGATTCGGATTGTCAAGTGAAACTATTACTTTCATTGAAAAGGATTGTAGTATATTGGTCTTGTTCCTTTATAATACTCATGGGTCATCTTGATTACCTCTTGGGTTACTTCCGCACTATGCTTCTCTTTCCACGTTTGGTATTCCGTTTCCCCTTTATCTATGTGGTCAATCTCAATGTGAGGCAAGAACACATTCCACATACCTGCAACGGTTGACCTATGTGATGCAAGGACATCATCATATCCATAGAGGTTAGGTTGGCAAAGGTAACCTATTTTGTCAAGCAAAGCGGAGGAGTACATTTGGCAAGTACCGATAATATGATGGCACTTCTCTACTATTATCCATCTTTGACCTGCGAAGTGTGGTAGCATAATTAACTCACTTCTCCAATCAGGTAGTGCGTGATTCGGTTCTTCCCAACAATCTTTTCTCTTCAGTCCAACAATGCCAATCTTAGGTTCACGTTCAATTGCCTCCACCATTTCCTTCACCCAATCAACATTGTCTATAATTACATCATTGTCCATCTTTATGCAGTGCTGACCTGGTTTTCTATGCTTCCAAGCAAGGTTAATCGCTTCTGCCGTTCCAATGTTCTCTACATTGGTTATTACATTTACAAAACCATCTGCTGCATATTCTTTTATGATTTCCTTAGTTGCTTTGCAAGAGTTATTATCTATAATACAAAACTCATGGTCATAAAAGATATGCTGAAAATGTAATTCATTTAGCACCTTTTCTGTAAGTTCTGACCTTTTGTTTTCTTCAGTGTCATGCACTGCCATTGCGATTAGTACCTTATCCATTGCCTTTAGTTTTTGTGTTCTTTTCCTTTGGTTTCTTGTAAGAATATTTACCCCCTGCAAGTATTGCGGTCCATACCTCAGTCGCCTTCTCTTTTGTATCGTATATACACTGACCTGACCCGATGCGATACTTTCCGTTGCTGCATTTAATTACTGGCATAATGCTTCAAATATTTGTGTTCTTAATTTATTTACCTTAATCAAGTCAAAGTTCTCCCTGCACCATTCCCCGTTGGCAATCCCCATCTCCTTTCTATAAATAGCATCTTTGACAAGTTTTTTAATATTTGTAAACCAATCGGATTGATTGTTTACGGGAATGATATATTTACAATCTGCATAAGGTTTCACGTTAGAACAGATTACAGGTGCATTCTTAGTTGCTGCCTCCAAGACCTTGAGGTTGGACTTCATAGAGTTGAACTTAGAATCTACCAAAGGAACAAGACAAGCATCTGCCTCATTATAAAAGTTCATGTATTGGTCCACTGGTAACGCACCCCGTATGTAACCATCAACCTTGAACCCACAGAGATAGTCATTAATCATTCTGCCCCATACCTCTGATACGTTCTTGTCTTCCGAGTAACCGCAAAGGATAAAGGTTGAGTTATTCTTTACCATTGAATCACCTGCCACCCTTTTCATCGGATTCTTGAGGATTGCGATATCCTTTTCGTGTGTTACCGAACCTGCATAAACAAAGCGGACTTTATCTGATTCAGTCTTTACATCCGTAAACTGGTCCTCTCCGTATGGTAATGCGTTTGGTATTACTATCCATTTATTGTTAAGTTCATCAATCTGAACCGCTAAATCATTGTTAGAGCAAGTTACTATATCTGCCACCTTGATATGGTCAATGACCTTTTGAGTAGGATATTTGCCGTAAAGGATATGCCATGCATCTAAGTTCCAATAATCATCCACATCAACTACCAACTTGAATCCGTACTTCTCCCTTAATCTTACAACCTCATCAACCTCCATCCCTGCTATGTAACGATTGATAAAAAGTATGTCATACCCTTTCTCAAGTTCTTCTTCGGTAAGTACATCGGTCATCATTGCGTAATCCTTCGGCAAGTAGATTAACGGATTAAATAAACGATGAAAAGATACCCCCGAGTTTCTTTGACCGACTGTTATGATTCTCATTGCTTATTTTTAAATGGTCTGCCTTTCTTTTTCGGTACTTGTACAGATTCTTGTACAACTTCAGCATCAAGCAACTTGGATGCTTGGTAAGAATCCCAATAGTTGCTCAAGCGTTTGATCATGTCCGCTACACAGTTAGCACACCAACTTGTCAGAATAAAACCACTATCAAGGTATCTGCGATAAATCTGCTCATATCCTACAAGAATATGCAATGGGAGGTTCTTCATAAACCCAATCTTTACGCATTCAAAGTTGTAGATGTTTTCTTCTATAAATTTTTCATCTTCCTGTGTCATTGTGATTATTTTTTAAAGAATATGTTATTCATTAGGTTACGGAATAGCGGAGCAGATACCCCTGCGACAAATGCCACCAAAACGCAATTAAGGACCATTACGGGCAAGAAGTACAAAGCAATGGCAATGTATACGGAAAGGCACATATTGCAGTTAAATGGTTTAAAATTGACCTTTAACTTCTCAGGTAGTCTTGCCATATCAATAATGTAAAAAACGGAGAAAAGTGATGCGATAACAATTTTAAAAAGTAACATGGTTTTTGATTTTATATTTAAGTAATGTCTTTGTCTTCTTAATTGTCTTCATAAGGGAACGATATGGGATGCCAGTGTCCCGTGAAAGGGACATTATGTTCTGTCCATTCTCGGAATATAGTCTAAGGATTTCCAATTCATACCAATGCAGAATCTTTAAAGAATTATTTAGTTTTACAGTTATCTCATCGGTTTGGATGGTATCACTTATATCGGGTGCATCGTGTTTCTCGGTCCATTCGGTAAACACCCTGCGGAACTTATTAAAGAAAGTTGACCTATCGGACTTTATCATTGAGAGCATTGTGCGGACCAAGTAGAACTTCAAGAATCCACCCGTATGCATTGACATAAACTTTACCTCATCCATCTCACAAAGTACCATAAACATCTCTTGCCTCAAGTCATCTTGCAACTCAAAAGGTTGCATCTTCTTGATGGCATTATCTATATCCTTGTCGGTGTATAGACCTGCTATGATATCGTTCTTTGTCAGACCCATTCGTTAAGTTCGGGGATGCCCTTGTTATCGGTTGCAAGGTAACACAATGCTCCTGCATTTTTTGCCCTATTGAGAAAAACTATCTGATAGTCGCTAAGTTTATCCTTAATTGTTTTAACCTCACAATAGACCGCCTTACCCGTTGACTTACAGAATCCCGTTATATCGGCAACACCTCTCTCCCCAATGAACTTTCTGCCAGGTACGGATAGATTATTATTTCGCCAAACATAGTAACCTTTGGATTCGAACTTGATTAATGCAAACTTTGTAATCATTCCTGCCGTTAGGTCCATATTGATTAATTTTACCCCCATTGTTCTGCCATTGCTTTTGCTACTAAAGGAAACCTAAATGACCTTGCTACCATCCTGTCATCATTTGTTTTAGAATCAGACAATCCTTTATAAAACCACATAGGTTGCCTTTTCTTTACACCTTTCTTTGATATAAACTCATAAAATTCACCTTTATCTACTGATTCTCCAAATAACGGAGCATCATAATGAGTTGCTACCAATTTTCTTAAACCTTTTAACCACAAGCAAGTTGTTTTTTGAGCAGCATGACCAAAATGGTATGGATGAATAATTTGGTCTGGTTTTCTATATATTTTGCTCATTATTCCAACGGGGTTCTCAATACAAACTTTAGGAATAATAGTCTTTGTAAATAAAGTGAAAAAATCAATTGCTGATTGTTGCCTACCATCTTCTCTTTTTTTAGCGAAATGCATTGCACCGCTAACTGCTAAATGTGTGCAAGGTGGATGTGCTATCATCATGTCCCAAGAATCTGACAATACTTTGTTTACATCATCTTTTATGTGCCATTCAGGATGACCACCACTACAATCTTTTAAATCGCAACTATATGCTTCGTGACCTTTTTCTCGGAATGCTTTGCACATTATTTGTGATTCTTCACAAGCGATTAATATTTTCATTTATTGTGCTTTTAAAAGTTTATCAAAGTAATCTGCTACCGCCATCCGATAGCATTGATGCTCCATGTAGTCATCATCCTTCATCTTGTTTCTTATGTCTATCTTGTCCTGCCTTGACCCTTCAAATAATTTCTCATTCATTGCCTTTAAAACCTTATCATAGGTATCATCAACTTCTACAATTATTTTGCCTTGCTTATGAAGGATATGGAACACATCCACCCCGAACACGATGCTATCCCAAATCCTAAACTTTTTAAAGCAATCAAACGCAGTTTCTATCTTTTCGTCATCCGTGATGAATCTTGGTTGCCAATTAATATTCTCAACTGGTTTAATCTCATTAAGTTTCTGCATACCATACCTTGCGAATGACCTGAGCAGTCTATGAAGATACAAGACTGAAAAGTTCTGATAGGTTTCTGCTTCCATATCAAGTTTTCCCTTACTTGCTAAATCAAAAGCAAGGGATAACTCACCGAATTTAATATTCGGGTATTCCTCAACGATTGACTTATACATAACCGATAGTTCCTCTTTGTTTGGTATCTTATCTCCCTTGATGCCAAGTTTATGCATACCCCTAATAAGTTCATCAACCACAAGAGCAATGCTTATAGTGTTTAACTTTTCCGATGACCTTGCAAGTTTAAAACGTTCCAGGTCCAGTTGCTCGGAGTCTGTCAATCTCGGAGAAGTAGTCATGGTACTCGTTTCGTTTCTCATTATAGATGTCAAAGTTTGACTTAGTGCTTGTTCCATTTTTATTAAATTTTTTATCGTTTCTAATCCAGTTTCTTATAGCAGATTTATAATCTTTCATTTTGTTTTTACCTACCATCCATCCGTTGGATGTATAGAAGTCAAAAAATGTTTCTGCAAGTTCAGGTCTTTCCTTTTCAGCAAAGTAATCCTCAACCATTTCCATCGTAGGTATAATACTATTATTCTTTATATTAATATTACTATTAACCTTTATATTATCTTTTCGGTTTTCAATGGGAGGTATCATGGAATTCAATGGGAGGGTATCATTGTTTTCCATCATAGGTATATCGGTTTCCAAAGGGAGGTGCTTATCTAAAATTAATACCAATACTCTTTGCTCAACTTGCTTTTTATCATTTCGGTAAATAATCCTTCCAAAGTAACCTTTCTTTTCAAGGTCAGATATTAATTGACTAACAGTAATTTTACTGACATTTAAACAATCTGCAAGGTAATCGTTTGATGCAAAGCAGTAACCTTTGAGGTTGGAAAGACTTGACACTAACCCGATTAATAGTTTTTGTGTACTATTAATATCCTTGCTCATTAAGTACCTGCAAGGGATAACTGCTGCCCAGTTATGATTTTCTTTCATAATAAAAAATACCTTAAAAAGATTCGGGTGGAACAGGTCTGCTCTTGCAAACCTCCGAATCTCTCTAAGGTATTAATAATTTTTAAATGCTCTTGATGTTCCACTATCAAGTAGTCCAAATATAACTTTTTATTTAACATCTTGCAATTTTTTCTTTATTCGGACCGCATAAGTTTTGCCATCATTTCTGCTTATAACCTTGCGACCTATCTGCCTCAATTCGCTAATTTTATTTGGAGGATATCCCATAAAGTTACAAACGCATTTACCTGACCGATAGGCGACCGCATTTGCTCTGCGTTCTTCAATGTCCTCAATGGATAAATCATAAACAAGATACTCAACTGCGTTCTCAAGATGATAGGTTATGTCCCTCAAAACTTTGATTTTATTAGTGAAATAATGGTTGCACCCATATAAAAACAGACCGCCAATGGTACAGAGATAAGGATAAAGTAAATAATTTGCACTACCCTCATAAGTCCATTTTTAATCTGTCCTGTGGTATTCCGTAAGTTGGTCCATGTCCCAAGTCTACAAGGTTGCCATCATTAAATAAGTCATTACCTGGGAAGAATCCTTTGAACTCATAAGTAGGAAACTCACCAACCATCAAAGCATAATAGTCGGGTATTGACCTTGATTTCCAAACACCAACCAAAAGCATTCCGTTTGTTTTCTTTGTGGTCTTTACATCTATGTAACCATGACCATTAATATAGCAATCAAAAGGGATAGGATGGTCAATGGTCATGTCGGGGTAAATGTTTTTTAATTTGCAAAACGCAAACTCCCCACCCGTGCCTTCAAGGTTAATGAGAAGGTCATCACCTCCCCCCATCTTGTAGGACTTGCTTCCTCTATCTATATTGTTATTGTGCCTTGCCAGTGCGATTCCCCTAACGATTTCTTGCTCGTAGTTGTCTAATGTGATTTGCATAACGATTGCTTTAAGTATGGGTGAGGTTGATTTAACCCCACCCGTGTGATTAATTCAGAATGGCAAGTCTTGAGGTTCTTCTTGCTTTGAAGGTCCACCTGCTGCCATAAACTTGGCATTCCCAATGATTGTACCTTTAAGACCTTTCTCCCTTTCTTCCTTTGTGATGGATTCAACTATAAAACCATTATTCCCGTATTGGTCCACCTCTTCCTTGAGGAACAACGTTGCGGACAAATATTGTCCTTTTTTACCCTTGTAGAGTCTTTTAGCGTCAATTTTACTTACGTCAATGTTTAAACTAATTAACTTTTGCATATTTGTTTTTATTTACTGAGTTGAATTTTGAAGGTTGAAGTTACTGACTTAATTGGTAGGTCGCCCTTGTGGTAGGTCTTTTCTTTGTCCTCTATTTCCTTCTGCTTTTCCTTTAGCATCATAATCTGCTCTTCAAGTTCCAACCAACCTGGGAGGTCTGAGAAGTCATACTTTACCGAATCCATCTGCGATACCGATGCACCAAGTACCTCTGCCTTTCCTTTAGGATGCTTCATAAGTTCTGCAAGAACATTCTCGGTTATTCGGGTCTTAACCGATTTGACAAGTTGTTCTAAACCATTGAACTTGATTGCCAGTTCTAAAGGGTCAAGAAGTCCTTCATTAACTTGCTCTTGGATTGCATCTGCCATAAGTTCAATGGCAAATTTTGTAAAAGCAACATCTCCCACCCTTGTGATTATTTCATTAACCTTTAAGTAACTCATTTTTTCTTGTTTTTAATTGTTCTTTTATAAATGTGTTGGTTTCAATCTTATGCTTGTTTGCATCGTAGACCGCTTTGAGTTCTACAATGTTACTCGCCTTCTTGATGGCAATGGCAAGTCTTCCAATGGTCAACTCGGCATCTTCCTCAATAACCTCAACCGATTCCACCTCCATTTGAGGCAATGCTTCTACCATTGTTTGCAGTGCTACTGTGGATGCATTAGGGATGGTTTCTGCCTCTGATTCATCAAGAACACCCAATCCCAAGAGGTCTAAGGTTGCCCTCCGTTTTGCCTTCGTTTCTGCCTTCATAATGGCATTAGCATACATCTCACCTTTAAGTCCTGCGATGTTTACTGCACCGATTGATTCGGTACACCTCCCATCGGGAAGGGATGCTTTAGATGTTACAATGTAAACCCCTGCATCTGCGTTGGTATCTCTGCTTGTAATCGTGTGAGAAACTTTGTGCAGTTTGTTTAGTTGTTGAGTTCCTGACCTTGTGCAGTAGAGGACTTCCTTTCCGTTAAGTCTAAGGATGTCAAAAGGTTTGGTAAATGGGTCAAGTCCCATCCTTTCGCAATATCCGTTATAATACCTTACTTTGTCGTTTGCCGACAGTTTGGATAAGTCCCCCTGTAATATCAACTGGTTCGCAATAGAGGCTTGTTGGTCCTGATTCTTGTTCTGTGTCATTTTGTGATTTTGTGTGATAAGGAAAAGGTTTTTCTATTCTAAATGGTGTTGTATTTTCCATAAATGATTTATGGGTAATGTAGATTTCCCAATCTCTTATGGACTTTAACCCATAAAAATAATACCATTGATGCCGTTGACGTTCTATTGATTCGTGGCATCTCAAAGGGAATGAAGTTGCTCGGACTTCGCCACGGACCTCAAGGGTCATTTCTATGCGGTCATAGTACATAGTCGGCATAGTATTCGTGGTCATAATCTCCATCCATCTTGAAGGTAAAAGCATCCATACACTTCTGCTCTACCAACTCATAAAATGCTGAATGGAACTGCGGAAGGATGTTTATGCAATGATACCCTGGGATAAGCATTTCCCGAACTTGAACATCAACGTAATCAACTCCATCGTTGATGGTTGCCGTTACCATAATCATAATGTCTGCGATGCTGACCTTTAACCATTCCGCAGGTATGCGGACATTTGTTGTGATTTGTTTTTTCATTGTTGTGATTTGATTTGATTTAAAGTTAATTAATTTCTTTCAATACTTGAAATAATTTTTGCATTGTTTTTAAATAAACTTTTCCAGTCTTTTCTGCTCGGTTAACTGTTGCCAATGAGATTCCCGATAGTTCTGCTAACTTTACCTGAGTTACTTCTTTTGCTCTTCTCGTTCTTCTAAGTTCTTCCTTTGTCATTTTATTGTTTTGATTATTAAAAAATTCTGTATAAATCCGAGTAAATATCTTTTTTATTGCTCTTGATTTCCTTCTCACACGCTTTGCATCTGTGTGCGTGTTTATCCTTCGTTCCCATGTTTTTATTGAATTGCTCTAAAGGTTTCTCCTTCTTACAATAAGTGCAGGTTTTCATTTTCTTCTTTTTTTATGAATTCATCTATCTTTTGGATGTACCTAATCAGACAAGCATCAAAACCTCTATTCCAATCTGTGCGTTCTTTCCATCCGTAGTCAAGTTCTTGCTGAAGGTATTGCTTAAATTCTTCTAATGTTTTCGGATTCATTGTTCTTCGTTTTCAGGTAAAATAATAGACTTAACGTAACCCATTAATCTGAACTGCTCAACAGTTGCTTGAAGGTGTTCTACTGCTTCGCCTGAATAAATCATGGCATCAATTAACTCGCCAATGAGTTTATGGCGTTCGTAAGTGTTTAGGTCGCCCCATTTAGGCATTGGCATTTCGGACATAGTGATTGTGTTTTAATTGTGATTGTGTAAAGTGATTTGCATAATCTGCATTTTACCCATATAGGTTGCAGTATCTTTTTGGTGTTCATTATCTACAAAATTGGTCTTGAATCTGACCGACTACCCAAAGCATGGCGATAATTGTTGCCCAAGTGATGATTGTTTTTGGTTTCATATTATATCATTTCAACTTTGTAACCTAAATAAATGTACTTGCTAATTTTAGAGTTTAATACCTTATCGCTAAACTCATTTTCGGGAATCAAGATAGTAACCCAATTGTCAGTTCTTCCTTCTTTGTAAATTTTAAATGCCTTAATCATTTTGTGCGTTTTTAATTGTGATTTGATATATCAAAGATAATACTTTATTTCAAATAAACAAATCTTTTTTAATCTTTTTTAAAATATTTCTTTGCGATTACCCATAAAAAAGACCCCCGATATAGAAATATCAGGGGAGAATCACATTAAAAACACAATGAAACACAGTCAAATGTCATTAGTAAATAGCATTCCGTGCATGGATTTTACCGAATATTCAAGCATTTCCATGCAAAGTTTCTTTAATTCTTGCGTCTTTTCAACCTCTTCACGGGTCATAGGATTAGCGGTTTCAAGCATTGTCAGGACCTCAACCGAGCAAGATATATACTCGGGAAAGGAATGTCCTATCTCTTCCTCAAAATATTCAACCTCTTCGCCTTCGCCTAAAATGAGGTCCTCTTCCATAGTTATAGAACTTTTCCCTTAAATATCCTTTTGTTTCTTACCTCAAAGTTTTGCCCGTCAATATCAATAATACTAAATCCGTGATTCCATTTATTGATAGGCAGATAGGCAGGATGCAACTCACAGAGGCAACCAAGTGACCAAGTAGTAGTTATTTCCCCATTCATGTTGCTTTCAGAGTGTTCTGATGTTTGGTGATTGTGTCCTTGCATAGCACTAACCTTACCTTTCAAAAACAAACCCCTTGCAATGTTTACGGGACTAAACACCGAACCTCCGAACTCGTGTCCGTGTAAAATATTCAAGTCACCTGCTTTCATGATACGTTTATCCTTGATTATTTCAATGCCTTCTGCCCTTGACTTAATTATGTTCTCAAGTTCAAACTCCTCAACCCCGACAATTTCATGTGCTTTCATCCAAAGGAAATGGAAGTACCTTTCCTCATGGTTGCCAATTTTAAAATATATCTTGGCATCAAATGTACTTTTTAGCACATCCATAAACTCCTTGAATGTCTTAAGTTCATGTGCAAAGGACCTCGCCTTTGGGTCTTTGGCAAACCTACTCAATCCAAAGAAATCAAGTGTGTCACCATTCAAAAGGATGGCATCGGGTTTCTCATCTTTAGCGTAATCAAATGCACAGGTTAACGCATCAATGGAATGGTAAGGAATGTGGATGTCGGATAACACCAGTAACCTCTTTGCATCAAGTTGATAAGGTTCATAAATTGCCTCATCCGACTGTGGCAGGTTGTAAGGATTCTTAGGTCTATCTTCAACCTCTTTTCTTATTGCCACCCGTTGACCTCCTTTTCCTTCAATGCTTCTTAAACCAGTTCGTACTGCATCAAGGGATGTAAAAAGTAAAGGATTATCTTGATAAATAATCCTTGCAAGTTTTAGGGTCGGCATTTCCCATCCGAACTTTTCCCGATAATCAACACAGATTTGTACTTTTGTCATTTGAAATAAAGATTTGATTCTGCTTCCCTTCTACGAGTAAGACCTGCAAGAACCTTGCCACCTGCCTTGTTCCACTTTAAGAACTCTGCCCTAATGGTAGGGTCATTATGATTGGCATTAACTTTTTTAAGTAGTGTTGATTTTTGGAGATTGGCAATGCCACAATTATATGCAAAAGAAACTAATGCACCGAATTGGTTAGGAGTTATATGCGATGGCACTAATTTTGCAACCTTACCTGCAAAGTCTGAAGAAATCAGTTCAAATAGTTGCTCTGCTTTATCTTGAGTTATAGCATGACCTTCCATTACTGGTGAACCATCTTCGTAAAACGTATTGCCGAATCCGATAGTCCACCGCAACGCTGAACACCGATACGCCTTTAACTTGCAACCTTCAAACTCTTTAATCAAGTCTGCACCTGCTTTGTTTAGTTTCATAATATTCTATCTCTTAGGTATCTAATTAATAACCAAACACCAATCAATGCAAATATCCATAACTGCCTTCTTTTTGCCTTACCCTCCCAAGTTATTACCTCATTACTTAAACGTGCTGAATCGGTCTGTAATAACCTTACACGAGCATTGTCAACAATGTATGACTTGAGTGTGTCACGAATGGTCAGGGTCTTGGTAATTGTCTTTGTTTTCCACTTGGTGAAATAAGTAGTATCGTTAAACGTAACTACTTCCAAGTCTTTTTGTATCTCAATCAAGGTATCAACCTCAATAATTGTATCTGTCTTGGTAATGTAGGTAGTATCATTAGCACACCACCCACCTTTAACCACAACCTTTGCTACTTCTTCAAGCATTTCTTGATTGCGAAGAACTTGCTTAACTGGATTGCAAGAAACGAACAATAAGACTAAAAGTATGTATCTCATTTCCTAAATATTTTTTCAGCAGATGA